TTACAGCTTATCGGCGTGGTGCATCAGTACAAACTTATCCCACAGCTGCTCTTCCGTTTCGACATGTGCCGGATCTTTCAAAATAGTATTGGGGATCGGGCACACCTTCTGGCAGGTTGGCGTGTCGTAATGGCCTACGCATTCCGTACACTTGTCGCTGTTAATCTCGTAAATGCTGTCACCCATCGAAATCGCCTCATTCGGGCATTCGGGCTCGCACATATCGCAATTGATACAGCGTTTAGTAATTAGTAATGACATTTCAATGAATTACCGTTAAATCATTTTAAAATCAGCAAGTTAAAGAGTTTCTCTATCACTCTCTATTATTTACTTACTGTATGTTGATACAGTGTATTTAACCCTGATAAACTCAGTCCAGTAACACAAAGCCGCAACACATTGCATTTTGTCCCGCTGAAAAGACCTGCATGTGTGAGCTTGTTTTCTGTGCCTTCGCAGATAAGGATTGAGAATGCCGCGCACTGTAACACATAAACCGGATAGCCCCAATAATGACGATGTTTTAGCCGCGTCTGAAAAGTGGGATGCCTGTAAACCCCCCTATACCAGCGCACACATGAAAATCTGTGTTGCTGCCGCCAAAATTATCCTCTCCGCTTCTGGCGTCGCCCGTCGTTCCAAATACGAAAAAGAAAATTATCTCCGTATTGATTTTAGTAAAGCAGGTAAGGTGACCTTTTACGCTGAGTTCCCTAAAAAGATGGGGCTGAAAGGTAAAAAACTTGGCGAATGGCCGGAACTCGCAATTCAAATAGCCAGAGAGAAAGCATCAGAAATGGCAGAGGGTGGGTTGCGTGCTGAATCCGTCCACGCCGCTTTGGAAATGTACCGTGACGACCTTAAAGCAAAAGTCGACCGGCAGAAGTTAAGTCCTGATAGCTTCACGACCTACGGGGTACGTATCGACAGAATCAAAGCAACGTTCGGAGAGCGTGAAGTATTCAGTGATGTGACATACAGTCGGCTGGTGGATGTTCTGGATGAGTGGATCGCAACACGTTCCAATAATAACGCGCTAGAATTATTTGGTGAGCTTCGTCGGTTCTGGAAATTTTGTGCTCCTACACTTTGCAATGGGCGTAACATTGCCGCCAGTTTGCCAGATGATTATGTTTCTTCTCGTGTGCAGAAACCAACCCCAACGCGACTATTTACGGATATTGAATCAATCGCCCGCCTTTGGCTCAATGTGGCTGCCTGCACCTCTATACACCAGAAAAATGCCGTTAGATTCATGATTATTACTGGCGTTCGCCCGATAAACATTAATAACTTGCGCTGGGATTACGTCAACGAGGATGCAGATGAAATCGTTTATCCAGAAGGCGTGATCGGTATGCGCGGGGCGATGAAAACACAAAAGGCTTTCCGTCTGCCAATAACGCCAGAGATCAGGAGGATTATCGACGAGCAGAAAGCCTGGCGCGATTCAGTTCCTGAGTGCAATAAAGATTATGTGTTTTTGCAGCCGCGCGACCCTATGCAAGCATTTTCAAAACGATCACTGGATAAACTGGTGAAAACATACAGCCCGGAAGGGGCGGTAAAGGGTATGAAGCATGACGGGACAATAAAAGGGAAAGAGGGGGCATTTAATACGATGTGCCGTAAATTCCTTAAGAGCAATGTTATTGCCCTGATGAAGGAAAGAGGCTACTCCCGATCAGATAGAAGGGAAGTAAGCCTCCTGTGCCTTCACCATTCCAGCAAGTCAGATGACCCGATGGCAGAACACTACGACTTTTCAGATGAGATTTTGCAGGAAGAGATTGCGTTAAAGCGCGAGGCATTTGAGGCTCACGAGCGGAGCATACTCGCGCAGGTTGCACTGCTAAGACGACGGGGTTAATACTGGCTCCGGCATTTCTGGATAAAAGCCTCTACATTACGGCGCTCATAGCGAACGACTTTAGCGCTGAATTTTACAGGGGCTAATGTAGAACGGTGCCGGTGTTCTGTATTCCATTTACATAATGTTTTTTGCGTAATCCCTAATTTCTGGCATACCTCGTCCGGAGTGAGGAGATCATCAGGTTGTTCAGTCATGTTATTCCTCACTGTTATCGATGGTGATGATGAGCCGCTTCCAGATAGCTGAGACATACTTAGCCTGATGTTTTGCATCGGCTAGGGCATTATGCATGTCACCTTCAAACGGTATGTCCCGGCGTGGGTTGATTCCTATTTTCCTTCCTAATTCGACGATAGTTCGGACATCACGATCATTCCAGAATTTCCACATGCAGGGGATTAATTCACGGTCATAGCTGGAGCGGAGGATTACATTATCAAAGGTAGCGCCATTACCCCAGACCTGAACTTTATCAATGTCAGAGTTATCAAGAATAAAGGTATTCAGCTTTATCAGGGCGGCTGAAATCGTTGTCGCATCCTCATCGCAAATAGCCATTCGAGCTCCTTCGCTTTGCCGCATCCACCAAATTATTGTTTCAGGGTCAGGAACGGCACCTCCAGCAATCGCGCTTTTCAGGCTAACAACCCGGTAAAATTCAGGGCCCAGTTCACCAGTTGAAGGATCAAAAAACACAGCACCGATAGAGACGATGGGGGCATTTGGTTTATTCCCCATAGTTTCAAGGTCGATCATTAAATGGTTCACGTTAAATATTCTCCCGTTTCTTCGCTTCTGCGATGGCTTCATCAATAGCCTGACGAACAGTCATAACCGGGTAATTACTGTCATTGAGCATCATGGCGTTCCTCTGGAAATTAGCGTCAAACTTCCAACCGTAAGACGTACCGTAATACTCATTCAGCCTTTTGTTCTGAGCATCAAGCCAGTCGAGGCGCTTTGTATCCTCAGAACCATCCGGCGTTACCGGCGCTGGTTGCTCTTTGATGTGCAGACGCGGCTCACCATCTTTCGCCTCCGGCCACTGGCGGGTTTTGTTAACGGCCAGCTTTTCTACCATCGCCAGCGTAATCTGCTCATCACTGATACCGGCACGACGTTGCGCATCCCATAACAGGAATTGCATGTCTGCCCATTCGCTAAGGTCGCCTGGTTCAGCAGCAGCCTCGAGCGCTTCTTTGGAAAGGTGCTTCAGCGGACCAACTGGACCAACATCGCCGAAAGTAGCCTGTGACCATGCAGCATGTTCACGGAGTATTTGCTCACGGGTAATCACCCCGGAAATCACCTTCACAGCATCAGCGAGAATGTAGGCTCTGTTCCCGCCGTTTGAGTATTGGGTATCATGCAGCAGGTGTTCGCGTATCTGGTGCAGGCGATCGAGTGATACAGGACCGTGCACCGGGTGGTTGTTAGTTGTCATGCTGATGCTCCTTCTTGATATTTTTCAAACCAGAACACAACCGGCTTTTCGACAACTTCAACCAGGCCAAATCGTTCAGCAGTGCGGAAGTTGACGCTATATGAGCGAGCACGTTCTGCCTGCCGCGTAATTTCTTCCCGGAATAAGTCCACGCTGAATGTGGCTTTAAACAGGTTGCAAGGTGCGCAAGCCGGGAAAAGATTTTCGATAGCATCATTCTCAGGTCGCCAGAATTCCCCGGTTGCAACAGCACGCCGGGTTCCATTGGACTGACGTTCGCCAAATTTCCACTTCCGCAATGCAGCCTCAACATGGTCAGCATGCCAGCCTTTCTCTGGTAGTTCGCACCCACAATAAGCACATCGACCGCCAAACTTCATGCGTAGCTCTGCACGTTGTTTTTTCGTCAGTGCCATCTCACACCCCCTTCACGCCAATGCCAGCGGCGATGTCTGATTCTTCACGCGAGCGCTTTACGAAGGTGAGGATTGCGCTCAGCGATGTGCTGGCACCGTTTTCACAAATGGCGTTGTAAATTGCTGCCATTCCCTCACGTAGCTTGCTGTGGCTCGCATCCAGTTCTGCTATACGCTTCTCTGCGGCTTCCAAATCATCCAGCAACGACAGGGACAGCTTTCGCAGATGGTGGTTACTACCTGTTGCCGGGTTTGAAAGTTCTTTACGCAACTGAGCATGTTTGTTGAGTGCTGTCATTGGGCTGCCTCCTGGGTAACTTTTTCGACTAACTCAATCCACTTCGGTGCCAGTGTATTTTCTGCTTTTTCGCGGCTACTGGCAGGTCCGTTGAGCTTCACGCTGTAATGGTCATACGGGCATCTGATACCACCCCAAACCCAGCCAAGATGATTGGGTTTCAGCGAGTACTCGGGCATATTTCCGCACGTAGGGCATCTTGGTAAATCAGACTGCTTCACGGCGACACTCCATCAGTAGTTGATTGAATTGAATTAGCATTGCGTTACCACACCCATAAGGGAGATCGTTAACGCGGTAAGTAGGGACACCGTTGCACATCCCTGATTTCACAACGCGACCAGTGGTATAAAGCTGGGATATTGCGCCTGATACAGCGGGTGTCTTCTTGTTCAGCCCTCTGGCGATGTCACCGCTGGTGGTGTTTGGATGAGCCTGGATGTATTCAAAAACCGTCATCGCGCCGCCTCCCGCCTCGCCGTCTTATTGGCTCGAAGCATTTCTTTAGAGCGACCTGAGATCACAGTCTTCATCAGGAAGAATCCGCAACGCTCGGCAATAACACCCTGCGTACACATCAGCACCGTATCAACGACGCGAACATGACGACGAAACTCAAAAACTGTGCTGGTGATGATGATGTTTGCCGCCGCGCCCTTATCCTGGTATTCGATATTCATGAAATCACCCTCGCTATCAGTCGTGCCGTGGCGATGAAGCAATAGAACCCTGCGGTTAAACCGATTCCGGACAGAGAAGAAAAGAGCAGGGTCCACATCACCAGTTCAGGAATTTTTTTCATGAGGTCACCCCATCAGCCTCGTGACGAAATTCGCGAAGAATTGAGGTTATTTCAGCCTGCATTGCTGGTGGCACTTCAATGGTCAGCGCTTCGCCAGAGTCCTTTGCACATGAAGAAATAAGCTCCAGGAACTTCCTGGCTTTTCCTGCATTAAACTGAGGACTGGCAATGCTTTTAGTGATTTTTTTCTTACCTGCGGCTTCTGCTTTCTTCATCAGCCGGGAGGCTTCTCGGTCTGCGTACACACCATGCTCGCGGGAGATACCGATCGCGATGGCATAATTCATAGAACCATCACGCACGAGCTTTTTGATATACGGGGTACATTCGTGAAGTTGAAGGTGTTGCAGAATATCAGACTCAGAACGTTTAACTTTTGCCGCTATTTCTGAAGGACTCCAGCCCTGATTATGAAGGCGATGATATGCCGCGCCACGTTCAAGCGGAGTAAGCGCCAATCCTTGCGAACTGGTTACCATGAATGCGATCTTGTCGGCTTCACTACCTACGAAATCTTTGCATTCCAGGCGCACAATGTCGTGGCCCATTTCGATAGCTGCCAACGCACCATGATAACGGTGATGGCCATCGATAACCTTCACACCACGCTCGGTAACTTCCACGGCCAGCGGCGGGATGTATTCACCGGCAATAAACGCATCGCGGAATTCTTCAACATGCGCCCGATTAAGTTCACGAACATTGTAGCCTTCTTCGGCGTAAATTTTATCCAGCGGAACATTGTAGGTTTTGCGGGTAGTTAACCCGGCGTCTTTATCATTATAGAGCTGGCCTAAACTGGGCATGGTTACTCCTTCATGTAGTGGGAGAGTGCTTTGCTATGCGCCCGCAGGGCAGGCGCATAAAACAACACACGGTGGGATTAAACAGAGCCTTCGTAGATAGGGAGGTCTTCGCCGAGTTGACTTTCCATATCGGTGACGATTTCCTGGAATGCGTGCTCAACAACTTTCTTCGGTTCGATCAGCTCATACCAGAGGACCAGTTGACCATCACGCAGACGGTAGCGGATACGTGCATCGACCTGGTAAGGAGAGCCGTTGTGGAATGGTGAAATTGCCAGGCTGATTTTTTCCGGCATTTTGGTATTACCAGAACCTGATTTTTCATCGCTGAACTGGAACTGGCAGGTACCATCAGAAAGGCGTTTAACAAACTTAAACTCAGATTTGCGAGTCTCCTGGAAGGCCAGAACCATTTCGAGCAGTTCAGTACCAGACGGTCCCTGGTATGAATCACTAACCGGCGCAACATTCTGAATATTATTTTCCAGGAATTCAGCGAAGTTGATCTGGTCCATTTTGCTGCCATCGTTGGCAGTCCATGATTTCCATTCGTCGGAGAACGGGCAGTCATAAACCGCTTTATGTTCAGCCCAGCTCGGATTGTCAGCGTTCTGGTGAAAATCCAGCACGGCGACAATGCGCGTTTTAGTTTTATCCGCGAAAACTACAGTACGTTCATCACGGAATCGCTGGATGTAAGCGATCAGCGAACCCGGAGAAATCAGGTTAGCGCTCTGACGAATACGTGATGGAGCCAGTTGCAGACTTTCGAGGGATTTGACTCCAAAGCCATCGGGTACAACAACTGACGGAATGTCCGTCTCGGTCTTCAGAGTTGCAGAGACCAGATCACGAATGTCGAGCACGGCAGAGCCTTCAATTTGAGACATTGAATATTTCCTTATCAGATTGGAATGGTTTGTTTGGTGGGTATTACTGAGCCAGCTTGATAGGCGCTGTTTGCGGCGCTGGGTTGATAACCTTCAGGTCCATCTGAACTTGTGCAGGGTCATCACGCAGAAGGTCACCGTCAGCGGTGGAGAACATGATTGTATCGGCGCGGTCAAGTTCAGGAATGATGCAGGAGACCTTAGGTGTTATCTTCATTGTATTTTCGTCACGGGTATTCAGCATGGCGCAATTTAGCGTCAGCGCAACCGCACCTTTCTTGCCCGTCTCGCGGACAGCTTTAATCACTTCGGCTAACGTTTCGGTTAGCTCAGCATCCAGTGTGCCTTTATTGATATAAGCCAGTTGCTGGCTGAATGGTGTGGTGTTCTTTGTTTCTGACATAGTTATCTCCAGTTATAAACGAGGATCGCCTTTCTGAGTGAGTAACCTGCATAACCAGCTACGCCGCCAGAAATTAGCGATTGTTTTTGGATTACGAACAGCCTGCACACCACGAGTGACGCGCATCAGGTCGCCGTAGTAAAAATTAACGTTACGGAAGGTCATATAAGTCACCATTTGATTAGGTATCCGGCAGGAGTTGAACCTGCGCTGGGTAGGGAGTCCCAGCCGACACCGGAAGCGGACACATTGAATAAAAAGGGCGGTTACCCATCAGAACATTATCTTCTTCCTCCTTTGGAATGGTGAAAGACTGGATAACCGCCAAAAGAAACTGTTATGCGATGTATTCGATAATTTCAGCGCCGTCTAAGTCCCAGTTACCGCAATAGCCAAGACCACGATTGAACCCGAATGCGCAGAGGTGATAATCCAGGTCGGCGCAGACTGGCGGGTTGATGTCTATATCATTGAGGTCACACTCCACCATGGCTCCGGATGGAAGCTGAAAAACTACTTTTGGGCGGACTACACGCAAGTGGAAGCGAGAAGACTCTTCCGCTCCGATAGCGTCGATCGCCTTGTAGCGCCACTCATCCGCCATAGCTTCAGCATCGTCAGCGCTGCGTGAGTCGTGGAAAGGGAAATATTTGATTTCGGTGTTACCGTTCAGAACTACCGCAAAGCATGCTGACATGATTTAAACCTCATTCATTAACGGCACAGTGCCGAGACATTGTTGAAATACTTTGTAGTGCAGCGCCGGATGCTTATCTTCCGGTTGCTGTCGCAGCAGCTGCAATTCACTGCACTACAAAGTATTTCGCCACACTCTCGCAGTGGCCAGCGCCGGTCACCCGGTCACATTTGAAGCTGCTTACGCGTTAATCGGGCGCTAACCGATTACTCAGTGACGCTTTACGCTTCCTTTCCCTCACTACGCCGCCATGGGAACCCGACCGTATTAACGCCGTCGTCACGCTGCCTGATAAGGCATCAAGATGCGGTCTATCCGCTTTACTGCTTCATAATCATTACTCCTCTCAGTTGAAATCAGCGCCAACTACCCATCAGTGTTGCCCGTTCTCACGCCGTTCTCGCTCTCGCGCGGGGATAACCTCACACCAACCGGATCGCGCCTGGTGCTACGCCACGTTTACGTGTAGGGGTCTAAACAGGTCATTGACGCTGTAAGTGTTCAAATTGTTAAAGAGCGGTATTTCAGAACTTAGCCAGCTCGCAAACTGACTCAGGTCTGACGCCTGATTGTTTTCCCACCTCAGGCGGCGGTGGTATCCTCTGTTCACCACAAACAGAGAGGAAATCTGAATGCCTTCTAAAGAAATTATTGAAAGCCACACCATTGATTTAGAAACACTTCTGGAGCAGCTAAAAGGCTATCCCTTAGATACCCGAGTCTCGTTTAGCGGATTAGACTTCTATCGCGTAAAGCCTCAGGGACCGAACATGATCCAAATCGAATTTAATCAGTCGGTTTATCGCACTGACGAAGACCTTTTGGTGGTTCAAGACCATTCACAATAGCGGCGGCGTATACAGCTGCTTCTGCTGGTGGAACTGGGGCATAACCTTCAAGCTTTACGCCGTCCCCGAACCGCTCGAAGCAAACCCGGTCCTCGTAAACCACCACTATCCACTTCGATAACGGGTCGTTGTTTTTGTGTGCTTCGACCTCTGAAGTAACGAATAAGAACTGAAGCGCGTCTTCGGCCTGTTTTTTGACTCTTGTCCACATCTCGTAAACGTTTTTCTCTGAGAGTCGATATGGCGGGGCTTTAACGACAGTTTCTTCACCGTAATGAGCCCCATCCTTTTGCACATCCACGCCACGAACGGTGGTTGTTACTTCATCTTTCTCTTCAGCAGTGGCCTCTTTCCCTGACTCTTTTTCGAAAATAGCCTTAGCTTTCTGCAATTCATCAGGCATCACCGGCACAACCAGTTTTTTGTTTACGACTTCCATGCATGCAGAGGTGCAGTCAGAGCAGATCGCAGCGTTTCTTACTGCGTGGTGAATCATTAAAGGCACCTCGCCCTTAGTCTTTCCGCAGAATGCACACTTAATGAGTTCCATAATGTCGTCCTGTAGTTGTTGCCTGTTCGCTTGACTGTCTAACTAAAGGTACCTTTTGTTACCTTGGTAGTCAAGGGTGATATGTACCTATAGTTACATTGAATGGTAAAAAAATAGCCGAAGGCAACTTCGGCTATAGAGCGGATGGAGGGAGAGAGAGTTAAAGGTTTTGTGTAATCTGTACTACTCGGCCAACAATTCTACAGTTTCCATCGATCTGAATTGGTTTGAAAATCGGGTTAAGAGGCATGAGATAGGCATATGGACTATCCCAAACCAGCTTTTTAACCGTAGCCTCTGTTGAGCCATCTAACATAGCTACAACAATTTTTCCATACAGGTCATCAAGTTGACCATAGTGAGGCTCAACGATAACAATTGAACCTTCAGGAATTGACGGCAGCCCGTGAGGGTTTGTCATTGATTCGCCTCTTACCTCAAGCCCGAAAGCTTCATCGGAGACGTTGGCAGTCGTTTGTGTCCAGCAAATCACATCAGTAAGCCTTGAGCTGGCGTAAGTGTCGGTCCACACACCCGCCTGTACGGCAGATATAACAGGAACAGTTACTGGCGGTTTAAGAAAAGGTATCACTTTAATATCGTCTTTAGCTACCTCTCCCTCACCATAAAGAATCCACTCCGGGCTTACCTGGAGAGCCAAAGCAAGTTGATGAAGATTTTCCCCATCAGGCTTGGTTGTGCCGTTCTCCCACTTTGTTACAGATACACGACTGACCCCAAGTTTTTTGGCGAGGGTTAATTGTGTTATGTCGAGCTGAACCCTGCGGGAGCGGATTCGATCTTTCATTTCTGTTTTCATGTAACCAATGTTACCAATGATTGAAGTAACTTTTGTTTGCTATTTATGGTACCTTTTGTTACCTTCAATTCATCAGATAACAGGAGTAACCATGCGAAAACATGAAGTCATAGAGTATTTCGGCGGTGTGTCAAAAACCGCCAGTACTTTAGGGATTTCTCATCCGGCGGTCTGCCGCTGGGGTGAGGTGATCCCTGAAAAACAGGCATTTGTTATTGAGCGCCTTACGAATGGAAAGCTTAAGTACGACGCCAATCTTTACCAAAAGTCTACCGATGCAGGCGTGCAATAGTAACCACAGCATTAAGAGGTGAGTCGTGGGTAATCAACCAGAGTGGAAAGTTGAAAAACAGCCAGCGTGGCTGGTGGCTGCGATCAGAAGAACTATCGCTGATTTACCTGGTGGCTATGAAGAAGCTGCGGAAATTCTGGGTGTATACAAATCTGATGACGTAACCCCGGCAACCGATCCACTGCATAACCGACTTCGTACTACCGGTGATCAAATCTTCCCGTTGGGATGGGCGATGGTCTTACAGGCTGCTGGTGGTTCAAACCATATCGCAAATGCCGTTGCCAGGAACTCAAACGGTCTGTTTGTGCCGCTGGCAGATGTTGATGATGTTGATAACGCCGACATCAATCAGCGCCTTATGGAATCCATCGAGTGGATTGGCAGGAACTCTCAGTATATCCGTAAAGCTACAGCAGACGGAGTCATCGACGCCGCTGAACGCGCTCAGATTGAAGAAAACAGCTATCAGGTTATGACCAAATGGCAGGAACACCTGACGCTGTTATTCCGGGTCTTTTGTGCCCCTGATGAGGTTGCCAGACCCCCAGACTAATCAGTCTATGCCCGGCTCACAGACGTGACGCAGGAGGGCTTATGTATCAGGACGAATATTTTCACGTGACTATGCCCACGGCTTTTTCTCGTGAGGACGCCCCGTGGATTAAACAGCAGTTAGCAACACTCCCGGCTGTTATGCGGGAAAAAATCGCGATGGCGTATGCGCAGGCGTACCAGGAGGCGTTCGACGCAGAACCGGTGTCTTTCCGGCAGCAGAACGCAGCACGACGAACGGCAAACCGCCGATTGCGAGAGTTTTGCACGAGATATACCCCAGCGGTCAGGGGATATACCTCGCTCCCACCCAGGGTATGAATTTTTGAAACCGGGTTGGGGGAAAGGGGGCGGTGTTGGGTTTTAGCCCGAAGGGCTGGAACAGCTTTACCAGAAGAGAACGATCTAACAGATAGATCACTGTATGGGGTTAAAAACGTCGACTGGAAGTTCAGACGTTTAGCCATCCAAAAGGAGATAAAATGATTTATTCAGACGCTAACGAAAAATGGGCTCCGGTTCCAGTTGAGCTTTATTCAAAAGCTTATGAAGTCAGCAATCTTGGCCGTGTTCGCAGCATTCCACGTCTGGCTAACTCTGAATATTTTATTCGTCACATTCACGGCGGTTTTCTCAAAGGCCGCATGCGTAAAGACGGCACCAAAACGGTTACGTTGTCCGTTCAGCGTCAGCGCGAAAAGTTTGTCATTGCCGATCTGGTTGCTAAAGCATTCGGGGAGGTATCAACCAATGCTTAACATCCAGCCTCGCGAGAAACAGATCGTCGCACTCAACATGTTGCGCGGCGCATGGAAGCAGAATAATTCGTTCATGCTCTATGCTCCGGTTGGTTTTGGCAAAACGGCTATTGCCGCGCTGATCACTGATGGCTTTGTCAGCCGCGAAATGCGCGTAATGTTCGTGGCCCCGTATACGGTACTGCTTGACCAGACCGCCACCCGATTCATGGAATATGGTCTTCCTGGCGAAGAGATCAGTTATGTCTGGCGTGATCACCCGTCATATAACCCGACAGCGCTTATTCAGATTGCCAGCGCCGATACACTCATTCGCCGTGAATTCCCTGACAACATCGACCTGCTGATTGTTGACGAAGCCCACCTGAAGCGCAAAAAGTTGCTGGAGGTTATCGATAACCTGACCCGCAACACGAAAACGAAGGTGGTCGGTCTTTCCGGTGCGCCTTTCGCCAAGTTCCTGGGCAACTACTATCAGCGTCTGATTAAGCCAACAACGATGAAGGAACTGATCTCAATTGGTGCACTGAGTAAGTATGAGTTTTACGCTCCCTCACATCCTGATCTGACTGGGGTGGAAACGTCGTACGTTGCAGGTTATGGCAGCGACTACAAGGAAGGCCAGCTCAGTAAGGTTATGAGTGAAGCCAAACTGGTTGGCGACATCGTGAAAAACTGGCTGGAGAACGGGCAGGATCGCCCAACAATCTGTTTCTGCGTTGATGTGGCCCATGCTAACTACGTCACGATGGAATTTTCCCGAGCCGGGGTGACTGTAGAAGTCATGACGGCAAGCACACCCCATGAAGAACGTCAGTTGACGATCCGTCGCTTCGAGCAGGGCATTACCAAAATCATCATCAACGTTAGTGTACTGGTAGCCGGGTTCGACAGTGATGTTCGTTGCATCATCTTTGCCCGACCGACCAAAAGTGAAATTCGCTGGATTCAGACGCTCGGGCGTGGATTACGTGCGGCCCCTGGCAAAGATCACTGCCTCATCTTCGACCACAGCGGCACGGTCAATAAGCTGGGTTATCCCGATGATATTGAATATGACTATCTCCCTTCGTCATCTGACGGCATGGAAGAAGCGCCGCAGCGCGTTACCAAGACCGACGAGCCGGAGAAACTGCCGAAAGAGTGCAGCCAGTGCCATTACGTGAAACCTGCCGGAATTTATATCTGTCCGAAATGTGGGTTTAAACCGCTGGCCGGGGAAGACGTTGAAACAGACAAATCCCGTGGACTGACAAAAGTCAGCAAAGCGGAAGTTAAATATACCCCAGAGCAGAAACAATCCTGGTGGTCTCAGATTCTTTTCTATCAGCGCACCCGCGCAGCACAGGGACGCCCTGTCAGTGACGGATGGTGTGCGCATACCTATCGCCAAAAATTCGGTGTATGGCCGAGAGGGTTACATCACACCCCGCAGCAAATCACACCTGAAGTGACGAATTTCATCAAATCAAAACTGATCGCCTTCGCGAAGCGTAAAGAGAAACAAGGGGAAGCCGCATGAATACCAAACAAGCCGCAATTGGTCGCTGGGCTGAGATATACAAACACTACGGTCTTCCTGGAATTACCGGGAAAAACCACCTTAAAGGGGAATGTCCTCTGTGTGGTCGTAAGGGGAAATTCCGCTGTGACAATAAAAACGGTACCGGGTCATACATCTGCGTGTGTGGTTCAGGCGATGGCTGGGCGCTGCTGACAGCAAAAACAGGAAAAGAATTTAAGGTTCTTGCCTCAGAGATAGACAGGCTGATCGGCAATGAATACACCTCAGACCGTACCAGTGTAAACCCGGTACGCACATCGCTGGCGCAGCAGCGTGAGAAGGTAAGCCGTAAATTTGCAAAGCTCATCCCTCTGCGTGGGAGCAGTGCGGATAGTTACCTGAAGGGGAGAGGGCTTAACACCCTTCCAGCCGAAAGCGTCAGATTCTGCGACAAACAGCCGGTAGACGGTAAAAACCTCCAGGCTATTTACGCGCTGGCGACGGACGATAAAGGCGAGCTTTGCTACCTGCACCGCACTCTGCTTGACGGGGACAAGAAAGCGCAAACAGGCGGCGCAGCCAAGAAGATGATGAAGCTGCAGGAAGATAGTTATCTGGAGTTTGCTAAATCAGTTGCTATCCGCATGTTCCCCGTATCCTCCACGCTGGGTATCGCTGAAGGTATCGAAACCGCGCTGGCCTGCCATCAGATAACCAAGTGTCATACCTGGGCAACGATGAACACCGCTTTCATGAAGAAGTTCCGCGTTCCTGCCGGGGTAAAGAACCTGATTATTTTTGCTGATGCTGACTCAAACGCTGCCGGGCATGCTGCCGCATTTGAATGTGCTGCTGCCAACCTGCATGCGAAGAACGATCTGGAGACTGTATCCGTCCGCTGGCCTGCACAGGGTGACTTTAACGATCTGCTGCTAAATGGCTCAGAAGTATTCGAATGGGTATTCCATAGGGGGATGAAGCAGTGAAGAAGCCAGTAAGACAAAAGCTAAAAGTGTACAAGTCCAAGGTATGCGCTCAGTGCGGAAAGACATTCACCCCAGATCGTAACCTGCAGAAAGTGTGCAGCCCTCGCTGTGCGATTGACTACAACCGTGCGCTGAAGGCCAAAAAGGCGGAAGTAGAGAGAAAGGTTAGTCTGAAGATTCGCAAGAAGGCACTCCAGCCTCGTGGGTACTTTGTCAGTAAGGCCCAAACGGCGTTTAACGCTTTTATCCGTGAACGCGATGAGGGTAAGCCTTGCCCGTCTTGCGGCACATATCATCCTCCGATGATTTTCGGCGGCCAGTGGGATTGTGGTCACTTCCTCAGTGTTGGATCACGTCCTGAACTGCGTTTTGAAGAGAAGAACGCCTATCGCCAGTGCAAAGCCTGCAACGGTGGCGCTGGTCGCTTTACCGCTAAAAACAAGACGGTACACGAGCGCTACAGAGCAACGCTAATCGAATGGTTTGGTATCGAGCTGGTGGAATGGCTGGAAGGGCCACACGAGGCGAAGCACTACTCACGAGAAGAGCTTGAAGAGATTGCGGCTACCTACCGCCGTAAAACCCGCGAACTGAAAAAGCAGAGGGCAGCATGACATACGACCTTATCTACTGTGATCCACCGTGGGAATACGGCAACAGAATCAGCAACGGCGCGGCCTGCAATCATTACAGCACTATGAACATGGAAGAACTTAAACGCCTTCCTGTCTGGTCACTGGCTGCTGAAAACGCTGTTCTGGCGATGTGGTACACCGGGACCCATAACCGTGAGGCTGTAGAGCTGGCTGAATCCTGGGGTTTCCGGGTAAGAACGATGAAAGGTTTTACGTGGGTGAAGCTGAACCAGAACGCTGCTGATCGCTTCAATAAGGCATTAAGTACAGGAGAGCTGGTGGACTTTAACGATCTGCTTGAAATGCTGGACCGTGAAACCCGCATGAACGGCGGTAACCATACCCGCAGTAATACCGAGGATGTGCTGATTGCTACCAGGGGAACGGGCTTACAACGCGCCAGCGCATCTGTAAAACAGGTTGTGCATACCTGCCTGGGAGAACACAGCGCAAAGCCGTGGGAAGTACGGAACCGACTGGAGAAACTTTACGGCGAAGTGAAACGAATCGAACTATTTGCTCGGGAAGAGTGGAACGGATGGGACCGCTGGGGAAATGAGTGCAACAACAGCATTGAAATGATTACGGGCCAGATAAAAGAGGTGAACAATGCAGCGTAATATCCAAATGGTAATGGAGCGCTGGGGCGCTTGGGCAGCAAACAACAGTGAAGACGTTACATGGGCTCATATTGCGGCTGGCTTTAAAGGACTCATACCAGCAAAGACCAAATCCCGCGTTCAGTGCTGTGATGATGATGCGATGGTTATCTGTGGCTGTATGGCCCGACTGAACAAAGGCAATAGTGAGCTTCATGATTTGCTGGTGGACTATTACCTGTTCGGAATGACATTCATGTCGCTGGCAAAAAAGCATAACTGCTCTGATGGTCATATAGGAAAAAAACTACAAAAGGGAGAAGGAATAATTGAAGGAATGCTGATGATGCTTGAAGTGAAACTTGAAATGGATGTCGAGGTGTCATTTATTCCTGTAAGAAAAATTGTCGCGGCTGCATAAAAATAGTTTACGTACGTAAAAATATGAATAAGCTGTTAAGAGTGGTCACTTAGACGCGAACTTAAATATTTCAGAACCTCGCCAATCGGCGGGGTTTTTCATTTTAGGTCCAGGCTAAAAACTGCAGATTAACCGTGACCGCATGAGCTTGCGGCCTGAACCCTTTCCCCTCGTTTCTGAGAGGATTCACAGTAATTGAGGGGGACCGATGTCCGAACCAATAACCGGCACAGGCTTAGCTGGTGGCGCTTTAACTGTGGCGAGTATTTACGGACTGCTAACCGGAACGGATTATGGCGTTGTGTTCGGTGCATTTGCTGGTTCTGTTTTCTACATAGCATCAGCTGCTGATTTGAGCACTTCACGCCGATTGGCATATTTCATCGTGTCATATATTGCCGGAATGCTCTGCGCTGGGTTAGTTGGGGCTAAATTGTCAGCTCTTACGGGATATAGCGATAAACCGCTGGATGCCATCGGTGCCGTAATCGTTTCTGCTTTAGCCGTCAAAATCCTGACGTTCCTGAACAATCAGGATATCGGCTCGCTGGTGGCGCTGATAACGCGCCGGGGAGGTTCAGGTGGTACTAAATGACCCATCGGCAACAATCAATGCGCTGCTTTGCGCTGGGGTAGTGCTAACCCTGATGTTTTACCGTCGCGGTGATTCCCGACATCGACCATGGATATCTCGCTTAGCGTGGCTGCTTACTGTCATCTACAGCGCCGTTCCGTTGGCGTATCTGTGTGGCATCTACCCTTATTCATCGTGGGCCACTATCGGGGCCAACATTATTTTCCTGTCCGTGCTGGTCGCCGTCAGAGGCAATGTGGCACGTCTGGTAGATCATCTGAGGCAATAATGAACCAATCACAATTTATGCAGGCGGCTGGTATCAGCGCCGGGCTTTCTGCACGCTGGTTTCCGCACATTGATGCTGCAATGAAAGAGTTTGGAATCACAGCAGTTAACGATCAGGCCATGTTCATTGCACAAGTTGGGCATGAATCCAATGGCTTTACCTCGCTGGTAGAGAACTTTAACTACTCGGTTGAAGGGCTGAAGAAAACCTTCGGTAAGCGCCTGACGACGTATCAGTGCGAAATGTTGGGGCGTGTCGATGGTAAACAGGTCGCTCACCAGCCACAAATAGCCAATCTGGTTTATGGTGACCGCATGGGGAATAACAGTCAGGGTGATGGCTGGAAATATCGCGGTCGTGGCCTGCTGCAAATCACTGGTCGTGAGAACTACACCAAATGCGGTACGGCGCTGAAGCTTGACCTTGTGAGCACTCCGGAACTATTGACGCAAGAGCGACACGCGGCCCGTTCGGCGGCATGGTACTTCACGTTACGCGGTTGTCTCCTCTATTCGGGGGATGTGGAACGCGTCACGCAGATTATTAACGGCGGGCAGAACGGCATTAAAGACCGCCGTGAACGTTACGCCAAAGCTAAAGCCGCACTGGTTTGAGGTCACTATGGGACTTGAAATGATTATCGGCCTGATTGTTGCCGCGCTGGCAGCAATTGCAGGTGCCTTTGGTCTGGGTAAATCTCGCGGTACCAGTATCGCAGAAACAAAAGCGGACCAGCAACGCACTGAAGAGCGTGCAGCAGCTACTGAAGCCGTCGCAGAACGCCGGGTAGAAACAACAAAAGGAGTCAGGGATGTACAGCAAACTGTTAGTCATCTTCCTGATGACGATGTTGACCGCGAGTTGCGCGAAAAATTTACCCGCAAAACCTGAAGTAACGGACACGGCCTGTGACTGGGTGAGCATCATCTACCTCACAGAGCACGATATTGCCGTGCTGGATAAACAGACGAAGCGGGACATTCTGGCGCATAACCTGTCTGTTCGGCGAAACTGCCCAAATAAAATCATTACAGCCTCTCAATAGCGGGGCTTTTTTATGCGTATCACACATCCACATGTAAAAGGAAAAATACCATGAGTAACAAAATCATTACGCTATCTGGCGCTGCTAATGAAGTGCTTTATGCGCTGTTTTTCCGTGGCGCGTTGCTGTCTGGTGATCTGCCTTCTAAATCTGGCACAGCCGAATTGCGCGAGCTTGGTTTTGCTGAAACCAGACACACAGCAACCGAATACCAGAAAGAAAATCACTTTACCTTTCTGACGTCAGAAGGTCAGAAATTTGCCGTTGAACATCTGGTCAATACGCGTTTTGGTAAGCAGCAATATTGCACTTCGATGACGCTTGGCGTTGAGATTGATACCTCTGCTGCACAAAAGGCAATCGACGAGCTGGACCAGCGCATTCGTGACACCGTCTCCTTCGAACTTATTCGCAATGGAGTGCCATTCATCAAGGACGCCGCTATTGCAAATGGTGTTATCCACGCAGCGGCAATCGATACACCTCAGCCGGTGACCAATATCTACAACATCAGCCTTGGTATCCGGCGTGATGAGCCGGTGCAGAATAAGGTAACCATCAGCGCCGACAAATTTGAAGTTAAATCTGGTGTTGATACCAATCTCGAAGCGGTGCTTGATAACGCGCTGAAAAATACTGCTGAATGTGCGGCGCTGGATGTCGCAAAGCAAATGGCAGCAGACAAGAAAGCAATGGATGAATTAACTTCCCATGTCCGCAAGGCCATTATGATGGAATGTTTCCCCGGTGGCGTTATCTGGCAGCAGTGCCGTCGATAGCCTGTGGAGGTCATATGCGTCTCACTGTATTAGATGACGATCCCGGCAGGAAGATTAATCTCGGTGTAGAGCGATACGCTGTTTTTCTCGATGGTATTGAAGTTAAACATGTCTTCACTGCTGACGATGAGAAGGGCGAAGTAATCGCTGCTGTTCTCGATGAGCGTGGTTATATGACGACAGATAACGGTGAAGTGAAGCGGCAAACGCTTTACGGTTCCGTGAGGATTGAACCATGCCAGCGTTAATCCCTCGCGCATGTCGCAAGAGAGGTTGTCCCGGTACGACTACTGACCGTTCAGGCTACTGTGAGCAGCATCGCAATGAGGGCTGGCAACAGCACCAGCAGGGTAAGAGTCGCCATGAGCGTGGCTACGGTAGTAAGTGGGATATCAAACGAGCCCGTATCCTGAAGCGTGACAACCATCTGTGTCAGAACTGCCTGCGTACTGGACGCGCTGTCGCGGCCACAACCGTTGACCATATCAAGGCTAAGGCTCATGGGGGTACCGATGATGATTCGAACCTTGAAAGCCTGTGCTGGCCTTGCCACCGCTCGAAAACAGGGCGTGAACGCTTCAAATGATAATGATTACCATCAACGGATGTGGAGGGGAGGGGGAGGTCAAATCCCTGTAACCGGGCGCCCAAAGGACCGCCGCCTAGCCTTTCTTCACATCGCCGCAGGTTAGAAAACTTTTTTTGGGGTCCCCCAGCCGATGATTAATAGGAGTTTTCGATTATGTCAGGACCGCCGAAAACCCCTACCCATCTGCGTTTGGTGAGGGGTAACCCTTCCAAACGACCAATCAACAAAAACGAGCCGCAGCCACCTAAAGGGGTTCCCCCAGTTCCCAAGCATTTCGACAAGCAGGGGAAGTACTGGTTTAAGCGGATGGCCGAAGAACTTGATGCCATTGGCGTCATATCTCAGCTGGATGCCAGGGCTCTGGAGTTGCTGGTAGAGGCATATACGGAATACCGCCATCATTGTGAAACGCTGGATCGGGAAGGTTATACCTATGCGGTATACAGCGATGATGATGCTGATGAAGGGAAAGAGCGTGAAATACGCATGATCAAGCCGCATCCGGCAGCCATGATGAAAGCTGATGCCTGGAAGCGACTTCGCGCGATGTTAGCGGAGTTTGGTATGACTCCTTCCAGCAGGTCTAAGGTCAGTAAAGACAAACCAGACGATGATGATCTGTTAAGTCAATTTCTTAATTCGAGGGACTGATGGCTAAAGTTTCTGATGGCATACGTTATGCCGAACGCGTCGTTGCCGGGGAAGTTATCGCCTGTGAATTTGTCCGTCTTTCCTGTCAGCGATTTCTTGATGATCTGAAGCACGGTGAAGAACGTGGCATCTATTTCAGCGAGCCCCGCGCACAACATATCCTCAATTTCTATAAATTCGTGCCCCATGTTAAAGGAGCACTAGCAGGCCAGCCGATTGAGCTGATGGACTGGCATGTTTTCATTCTGATCAACATCTTCGGTTTTGTTATCCCCCTGGTAAATGAAGAAACAGGCGAAATTGTGCTGCGTAATGATGGCAGTAGCCGTCCTGTGATGGTCCGCAGGTTTCGCACGGCATATAACGAGGTAGCCCGTAAAAATGCCAAGTCGACATTATCCTCTGGCGTTGGTCTCTATATGGCTGGCGCCGATGGTGAGGGCGGGGCAGAGGTTTATTCCGCAGCGACAACGCGGGATCAGGCTCGCATCGTTTTTGAAGATGCGAAAAACATGGTTAAAAAAGCGAAACCCACACTGGGGCGACTGTTTGAGTTCAATAAACTGGCGATCTACCAGGAGCAGACAGCATCAAAGTTTGAGCCGCTTTCTTCTGATGCCAACAATCTGGATGGTCTCAATATCCATTGTGGCATCGTCGACGAACTTCATGCGCATAAAACCCGTGATGTCTGGGACGTTCTGGAAACTGCAACCGGCGCACGATTGCAGTCTCTTCTGTTTGGCATAACGACTGCCGGGTTTAACAAGGAAGGGATTTGTTACGAGCTGCGTGATTATGCCATTAAGGTGCTGCGTGGCTATAACAGCGAAGTGGAAGGCGCGGTTAAGGACGATACCTTTTTCGCTATCATCTTCACCCTGGATAAGGATGATGATCCGTTTGATGAAACGGTCTGGCAAAAGGCTAACCCCGGACTCGGTATCTGTAAGCGCTGGGATGACCTTCGCCGTCTGGCTAAGAAGGCCAAAGAACAGGTTTCCGCCAGGGTTAACTTTTTCACCAAACACATGAATATCTGGGTGACCGCTGAGTCAGCCTGGATGGACATGATTAAGTGGGAAAAATGTGAGTTTATCGCCCCCCGTCATGAGCTGAAAACTTACCCGATGTGGGCAGGCGTGGATCTGGCCCACAAGATTGATATTTGCGCAGCAGTAAAACTCTGGAGGGCAGACAACGGTCACGCGCATGCAGACTTTAAATTCTGGTTACCCGAAGGGCGGCTGGAAAAATGTTCCGCTCAAATGGCGCAGATGTATCGCAAATGGGCTGAGCTTGGGAAGCTGGAACTGACCGATGGTGATGTTATCGATCATGCGCAGATTAAGGCTGATTTTCTGGAGTGGATTAGCGGCGAAAACCTGAAGGAAACCGGATTCGACCCGTGGAGCGCAACGCAGTTTAGCCTGGCTCTGGCAGAAGAGGGCGTGCCGCTGGTGGAGGTTCCGCAGACGGTCAGAAACTTTTCTGAGTCAATGAAAGAGGTTGAATCGCTGGTTTACGGCGGGCGTTTTCATCACAGCAATCATCCTGTAATGAACTGGATGATGTCTAACGTCACCGTCAAACCTGACAAAAACGACAATATCTTTCCGAACAAATCCACGCCAGAAGCGAAAATAGACGGGCCTGCCGCCTTGTTTACCGCAATGAGCCGCATGCTTGTAAACGGCGGCGAACAACAGGACAGCCTCTCTGACCATCTGGAAAGTTACGGCGTCCGTTCATTATAAAGAGGCAGTTATGATCCTGATGATTCTCGCCCCGTTGATTGGGGTGATGGGCGCTATTTTGCTTTCGTTTGGTGTATGGATGATTTATCCGCCAGGAGGCTTAATCAGTGCGGGTATGCTTTGCCTTATCTGGTCATGGCTGGTTTCCCGCACGCTTTCGCTGGCCGGGAAAACATTGCGAGGAGGGACTGACTGATGTTTTTCCCCGGAATGTTCAAAAAAAGTGACGCCCCTGTCACTACTCCGGCAGAACTCGCTGAAGCAGTGGGAATGACTTACGACACCTATACAGGGAAAAGGGTAAGCAGCCAGAAAGCCATGCGGCTTACAGCAGTTTTCGGTTGTATCAGGGTTCTTGCTGAGTCGATGGGCATGCTGCCCTGTAACCTGTACAAGATAACCGGAAACAGTAAACAAAAAGCGACTTCCGAAAGGCTGCATAAATTACTGACGATGAAGCCAAATGATTACATGACCCCTCAGGAGTTCTGGGAACTGGTCATTGTCTGTCTTTGTCTTCGCGGTAATTTTTACGCCTACAAAGTTAAAGCGCTTGGCGAGGTGGTGGAGCTTCTTCCCATTGACCCAGGGTGTGTTGAACCAAAGCTTAACAGCCAGTGGCAACCGGTTTACCAGGTAACATTCCCCGATGGCTCAACAGACGTGCTTGGGCAGGATGATATCTGGCATGTCAGAACGCTTACCTTTGACGGGCTGGTGGGGCTGAACCCTATAGCCTATGCAAGAGAAGCAATATCTCTGGGAATGGCAACAGAGGAACATGGGGCGCGGTTGTTCTCAAATGGCGCGGTTACCTCCGGCGTACTCCGCACTGAGCAAACGCTCACTGATGCTGCTTACGCAAGGCTGAAAAAAGATTTTGAGGATCGTCACCTCGGGCTGAGCAACGCGCACCGACCAATGATTCTCGAAATGGGACTTGACTGGAAGTCGATGGCGCTCAATGCGGAAGACAGTCAGTTCCTTGAGACAAGGAAATTCCAGCTGGAGGAAATATGCCGCCTGTTCCGGGTGCCGATGCACATGGTGCAAAACACTGACCGCTCGACGTTTAACAATATTGAAAACCTCGGCATGGGGTTTATCAATTATTCACTCGTTCCGTACATGACCCGCATTGAGCAGCGAATCAACATCGGGCTGGTGAAGGAATCAAAGCAGGGTGTGTACTACGCAAAATTCAATGCCGGCGCATTGCTGCGCGGGGATATGAAGTCGCGATTTGAGGCGTATTCAACAGGCATTAACTGGGGGATTTACTCACCAAATGACTGCCGGGAGCTTGAAGAACTTAACCCACGCGCAGGCGGAGATATTTACCTTACGCCAATGAACATGACGACGAAGCCGTCAGACAGCAGCAAGAACAAAACAACCGAGGAACAACATAATGCCGATGACTAAACAGCGGCTGGATATTCCGCTACAGCTAAAGTCTGTCAGCGACAGCGGGGAGTTTGAAGGCTATGGCTCTGTTTTTGGCGTAAAGGACAGCTACGATGATGTTGTTGTGCCAGGCGCTTTTTCGGCCTCCCTTCAGGCATGGAAAGAAAAGAATGCTCTCCCTGCATTACTCTGGCAGCACCGTATGGATGAACCCATCGGTATTTACACTGAGATGAAAGAGGATGAGGTTGGCCTTTATGTTAAAGGCCGGTTACTTATTGATGACGACCCCCTTTCGAAACGCGCACACGCCCACATGAAGGCCGGTTCTTTAACCGGTCTTTCTATTGGTTACATGCTGAAAGACTGGGAGTACGACCGTGTTAAGGGCGTGTTCCTTCTCAAAGAGATCGACCTCTGGGAAGTCAGTCTCGTCACGTTTCCGTCGAACGATGAAGCGCGTGTAAGCGATGTCAAAAGCGCATTTTCCCGCGGAGAAATCCCTTCTCAAAAAAGTATTGAACGAGTCCTGCGCGATGTTGGGCTCTCACGCACCCAGGCTAAAGCATTCATGGCCGGGGGTTATGGCTCACTTTCACAGCGTGATGTTGATGAGGTGAGTACCGCACTGGATGCACTGAAAAATATCAAATTTTAATCAGGAGTTAATTATGTCCGTTGAAGTTAAAGACGTAGAGCAGGTCGCGCAGGAACTGCAGGCGAAGTTTGATGCGTTTAAAGAAAAGAACGATAAGCGCCTGGAAGCGGTTGAACATGAAAAGGGCAAGCTGGCAGGTGAGGTTGAAACCTTAAACGGCAAGCTGTCTGAACTGGATGAGCTTAAATCAGCGCTGGAAGAGGAACTGAAGCAGGTTAAACGCCCAGCCGGTGGTTCTCAGAGCAAAGCCGCAAGCGAGCATAAAACCGCCTTCATTGGCTTCATGCGTAAAGGTAAAGATGACGGGCTTCGCGAACTTGAACGCAAAGCTCTGCAGGTCGGTGTGGATGAAGATGGTGGCTATGCCGTGCCGGAAGAGCTGGATCGCACGATCCTTAATCTTCTGAAAGATGAAGTGGTGATGCGCCAGGAGGCGACAACCATTACAGTCGGCGGCGCTAACTATAAAAAACTGGTTAATCTCGGCGGTACGGCTTCGGGTTGGGTTGGTGAAACGGATGCCCGCCCGGAAACCGATGCGTCTAAACTCGGTCAGATTGAACCGTTCATGGGTGAAATCTACGGAAACCCTCAGGCAACCCAAACGATGCTGGATGATGCCTTCTTCAATGTAGAGGACTGGATCAACAGCGAACTGGCGGTTGAGTTCTCCGAACAGGAAGAAATCGCTTTCACCAGCGGCAACGGTACGAAAAAACCGAAAGGCTTTCTGGCCCATGCCTCTTCTCTGGATGACGATAAAACCCGTGCTTTTGGCACCCTGCAGCACATTCTTTCCGGTGCGGCGGCGGGTGTGACGGCCGATGCGATTATCAAGCTGGTCTACACCCTGCGCAAGGTGCACCGCAACGGCGCTAAGTTCATGATGAACAACAACAGTCTGTTTGCGGTTCGCATTCTGAAGGACTCAGAGGGTAACTATCTCTGGCGTCCGGGCCTTGAGCTGGGCCAGCCTTCCTCTCTGGCGGGTTATGGCGTTGCTGAGAATGAGCAAATGCCGGATATCGCTGCTGATGCGAAAGCCATTGCGTTCGGTAACTTTAAACGCGGCTATACCATCGTTGATCGCATTGGTACCCGCATCCTCCGCGACCCGTACACCAACAAACCATTCGTTGGTTTCTACACCACCAAACGTACTGGCGGAATGCTGGCCGATTCTCAGGCCATCAAACTGCTGCAGATCGGTGCTGGCGCATAATCTGATGGGGCTTCGGCCCCATTCTTATGGAGGTCATGATGCTGCTGAAAAAAGACCTGAAATGGTCACCTGATGGCATTCAGGTCAGAAACATTCCTGCTGGTGAATATGAGGCTGGCACACTTCCTGACCGTGCTCTTGAGGTTGCTTCTCAGATGGGGATTCTCGACGGCACTGAACAGCCTGAAATTGAAACACCAGTTAAGCCTAAAACCAGCAATAAGCGGGGTGAGGGAAAATGAAGCCCTCTGTAAAAGAGCTTCGTTACCAGTGCCGTATCGACAGCGATGATGACACAGAAGATGTGATGTTAACGCTCTACCTCAACGCCTCTCTGAAGCATGCGGAAAAAATGACTAATTGCCGTCTTTATGATAACGCTGTTCCAGACGACGATCCTGATGGACTGGTGATAGAAGATGATATCAAACTGGCCCTGATGCTCCTGGTGTCGCACTGGTATGAAAACAGGGAACCTGTGAGCGGCGACAGCGTTAATACTATCCCGTTCGGCGTCAAATCAATTTTTGAACAGCACCGCAAAGTACCAGGCACGTAGGAGGTGATATGCAGGCAGGACGATTACGGCACAGGGTCACCATTCAGAACTTCACAACCTCCAGAACGCCTTCCGGCCAGCCGGTTGAAAAATGGGAAGATGGGAAAACCATCTCTGCTGAAGTGAAAGGAAGAAGCGGGCGGGAAATGATGGCATCTGGTGCTGAGCATGCTGAAGCAACAATAAGGGTATGGGTGAGATTTAAAAGCGGATCGAGTATTTATGCTACCTCCAGGTTGAAGGTGCTCTCTGGTCCATATAAGGGCCAAACGTTGAATGTGGTAGGGCCGCCCATACCTGACCCTAAAGGGACCCAGCTTGAAATTCTTTGCAAACAGGGGACCGAAAAATGATTGAGACGAGCCTCGATTTTTCTGGGTTGAATGTCATCGCAAAGGACCTGGAGGCGCTTAGCCGCGCTGAAAATAACAAGGTGCTACGTGATGCTACCCGCGCAGGTGCTGAGGTGCTTAAGGCAGAAGTTATTGCGCGTGCGCCGGTACGTACTGGGAAACTGAAAAAAAACGTAGTGGTGGTGACCCAAAAAAGCCGCCGTCGCGGGGAAATCTCTTCCGGCGTCCATATTCGTGGCGTTAACCCGCGCACCGGCAACAGCGATAACACGATGAAGGCGAATAACCCGAGAAACGCCTTTTACTGGCGATTCGTAGAAATGGGCACCGCGAACATGCCTGCACATCCGTTTGTGCGACCCGCTTACGATACGCGCGAGGAAGAGGCCGCCAGCGTCGCCATTGCCAGGATGAGTCAGGCTATTGATGAGGTATTGAGCAAGTGAATGAAGATGATATCTACGCCTTGCTCTCTCCTCTGGCAGAAGGCCGGGTATATCCCTACATTGCGCCACTGGGAAGTGACGGAGAGCTGTCAGTCTCGCCACCCTGGGTAATTTTCTCGATTATTACCGACGTGGCCGCTGACGTTCTCTGCGGTCAGGCTGAATCTGCCGTTTCTGTGCAGGTGGATGTTTATTCCAGCACCATCGCTGAAGCGCGCACGATCAGGAATATGGCGCTTGATGCTCTGCAGGTGCTGAAGCCGGAAAGCATTGTGAAAACGCCGGGCTATGAGCCTGATCTGCGCTATCACCGGGCAACGCTCGAATTTCAGGTAACCGTTTAACCTTACCCACCATAACAGACCGCTCCGGCGGTCTTTTTTTTATAACTGGAGAAACCATGACCAGTAAGTATGAAGTCACAAAGGGGATGACCGTTGCCGTCTCCGACGCACCCGTAACCGCCGAGGATTTTAACGCCTCAGGTTTCCCGGTGGCTGGTATTACCTGGCTGGAAGCGGCCTGTGCAACAAAGGAGATCACCTTCACAGGCGGTCAAAAAGGGGATATCGACGTAACCACGCTTTGCTCAACTGAACAGGAGCAAACCAACGGCCTCGCCGCGCCAGCTGAAATGAGCATTACCCGTAACTGGGTTGGCGATGAAGCAGCACAGGAGGCACTGCAGACCGCTTACGAAAATGACGAATTGCGCGCGCTGCGCGTGGTATTCCCGTCTGGTAACGGTTTCTACGTGCTGGTGGAGGTACGCCAGAGCTCATGGTCTGCTGCAACCTCTTCCGTTGTTGGCGCTACCTATTCTCTGCGTGTACGCGGCAAACCTAAACGCATCTACGCGCCTGGTTCCTGAGCGGCTTCGGCCGCTTTTTTTATCCCTACGATCATGTAACAAGAGAAAAATGAAATGCCGCAAAAAACATCACAGAATTCATTACGCAACGTGGCGCTTACAGCATCGAAAGCCTATCGCACCAAAGAAGGTATCACGGTCCCTGAATGGGATGGCGCAAAGGTAACGCTGCGTGAACCCTCTGGCGATGCTTGGGTGAAATTCCGGGAGATCGTTAATCCCCAGCTCGCCGAGGGCGAAGAGGCACCGACGCTGACGGAGGCGGAAAAGTTTCTGCGTAACAAAGAGGCTGATGTGGTTCTGTTTATTGACGTTCTGCTGGATGAAAACGGCGAGCGAGTATTCAGCGATGAGGATCAGGAGCAGGTATCTAAAATTTATGGTCCTGTGCACTCCCGCCTGCTGGCTCAGGCCCTCAGCCTCGGCATGAGCCAGGAAGAAGCGGGAAAGCCGTAAAGCAGCCGCTGACCTTCTTCCTGATGTCGCTGGCGCTCCGGTTTGGGCGTACTCTCCACGAACTGCGCCAGACCATGACCGCCAGCGAGCTCAAAATGTGGATCGAGTTCGACCGCATCAGTCCGATTGGTGACTGGCGCGCCGATGCTCAGGCGGCGCAGATCTCCGTTGCAATGCTGAACTCTCAGGGCGGAAAATTCACCATTCCTGACGTGATGCTGAAATGGGGTGAGCAGGAAGAAGGCGCTGAAGTCTCTGAACTTGAAGAATGGATGTCCAGTCTTTGATGCCCGCGGCTGCGGGCTTTTTTATGGGTGAAATATGGCAACGCTGCGCGAGCTAATCATCAAAATTTCGGCGAACTCTTCTTCTTTCCAGTCAGAGATCGCCAGAGCGTCCCGCATGGGAACCGATTACTACCGCACTATGGAACAGGGCGGGAAAAAAGCTGCAGCGGCCACGCGTGAAACTCAGCGGTCTTTGGCTGACCTGAATTCTCAGCTTGCAACCGTGCGATCCTCTGCTGCCGGGCTTGCCGGTGCATGGGCTGGTGCATTTGCCACGCATCAGCTGATTCAGTTTGCCGACACGTGGAACCAGTTGAATGGGCGTCTTCGCCTTGCGTCCTCTTCCAGTGAGGATTACGTGCAATCCCAGCGCGTGCTGATGGAGATTAGTCAGCGCACCGGAACATCCCTCGAGGCAAACAGCAACCTGTACAGCAGAATTGCGCAGTCCCTGCGTGATGCCGGTTACGCTTCTGCTGACGTCGCAAAAGTTACGGAAACCGTAGCAACCTCACTGAAGCTGTCTGGCGCCAGTACCGAAGAGGCGAGCTCTGTTATCACCCAGCTTAGCCAGGCGCTTGGTTCAGGCGTTTTGCGAGGCGAAGAATTTAACTCCATCATGGAGAACGGTGGCCGCCTGGCGAAACTGCTGGCTGATGGGCTGGGTACCACTGTTGGTGGCCTGCGAAATATGGCCAACAACGGCGAGCTGACGACCAACAAGATCGTCCCGCTGCTGACCAACGTTGAGATCCTCCGTAAAGAATTCGACACCCTTCCTGCATCCATCAGCGGATCTGCACAGAAAGTGCAAAACGCCTTCCTTGCATGGGTCGGCGGGGCGAACGATGCGGTCGGCGCATCATCAACGCTTTCCGGCGTGCTGAATGGTCTGGCGAATAACATCGATGATGTGGCAAATACAGCCGGTATTCTGGTTGGTGTTGGCCTCGCTCGTTATTTTGGCAACATGGTCGGCAGCGTTGCTCAGTCAACCCGGGCAGTCCTCGCTAATACGGCCGCCGAGGTCTCGCTGGCGCAGGCTCAGGTTCGCGGCGCTCAGGTTAGCGTTGCTGCTGGTCGCCAGGCTGTTTACCGCGCTCAACAGGCGCGCGCAGCGGCGACGAGTATTGAGGCTCAGATTGTCGCTGAGCGTAATCTTGCTGCAGCTCAGGCATCACTGAATACGGCGCTGGCAGGCAGGACCTCTGCAGTTAACAACCTCACCAATACAGCCTCGGTAATGTCCCGGCTGGGTAGTGGGGTGCTGGGTATTCTTGGTGGATGGCCGGGCGTGATTATTGGTGCCGGCGCTGCGATGTATGGCCTTTATCAGCATACCCAGCAGGTGCACCGTGAGGCGGTAGGTTTTGCCAACAACCTCGACGAGATCAACACCAAGCTCCAGCAGATGTCGGTGCTTGGCCTGCGTTCGACCGCGGCTGATGCCCGTACATCTTTACAGGCGCAAAAACAGGACTTGGCCGACCTCGACTCTCAGATCGCGAAGGTGAAAGACAGCCTTAAGGCGGTTGACCAAATCCAGCAGGACTACAACCGCCATCCGACGCTGACCCTGATTAACACCTTTATGGACCAGGCCGATATCACGGCCAAAAACATCGAGCTGACCGATAAGCTGAACCAGCTGGAGTACCAGCGCGAACAGGCAGCCTCAAAAGTCGAGCAAACGCAGAAGCTGGTAAACGATGCCAGCGATCTGGCCACGCAAAAGGCTATCGAACAGGCTGGCGCCGTCTCTATCCTGAAAGGTGCGTATGACCTGCTTAACCGCTCAATGTCAGCGACCGCTGGCGCCAAGCCGCCACAATATGCCGGGCCCGTCGTTTCACTGGCGAACGCAACGCCTCAACAGCAAACCGCACTGGAGCGCTCGCGCCGCGATAATGAGCAGGCCAGCTTAAGCGGATTAGAGAAACTCCATCAGCAGCACGTCTACGAAGCAGAAGACCTGAAGCTGACGGGGGCGCTTTATACACAGTACATCTACAACAAGGATCAGGCAGCCAAAAAGGATGTAGCAGCTGCAGAGGCAAAAAAAACCTCCACTGCTGCCTCAAATGCGCAGAGTAAAGCCGAGCGCGAAGCGGCCAGCACCGCCGAACAGTATTCCCGGAAAATGGCCGATCTGAGCGTGGCTATCGACGTGCAACGCGTTCGGTCCACGGAAGGTGAAAAAGCCTCGGAGCTTTACGCTGCATCGCACCAAGCAGGCACTAAATGGACCGACGAGCAGCGCAAGGCGATCCAGGCATCATCAGCAGAGCTGGCAAAATGGACGCAAAAAGCCGACGAGAACGTGCGCAAGCAGCGCGAACAAGCTGATGCCCTGAAGGATTTAACTGAAGCGGCCCGAAAGTTCAGGGATGAGGCGACGCTGACAACCGAAACCGCAGGCATGAGTGATCGCCAGCGCAGCCGGTTCGACGAGAAGCAACAGATCGACCGTGTTTTTGCTAAAGCAGGTGGCGACAAAAGCACCCAGGCTGTGATAGCTCGAAGCGAATCCCTCGATGCTCTGGATAAGAAATACAAGGCTATTGCAGCAGCTGAAGCGGATTGGATGTCCGGTGTATCACGCGGCTATGCCAACTGGTTTGATGAAATCAGTAACGTATCCGGAACGGTTTCTAACGGGGTGAAAACCACACTCGACAGCGCGTTTGGTAACGTCACCTCAATGCTCGAAGGCAATAAAGTTAGCTGGAAATCGTGGGGTATTTCTGTCCTGCAGATCATTGAAAAAGTGGCGCTGCAGATGGCGGTGGTCAGCGCGATGGGTGGTGCCTCTTCCGGTTCTGGCATTTTTGGCTCACTCATCGGCAGTGTAGGCAGTTTCTTCGGGGGCGGGGCGGGAGCATCAGCCAGCACCGGTACAGCGGTTTCCAGTTACGGCTCGAGCTTCCAGTTTAATGCCAAAGGCGGCGTTTATGACTCTCCATCCCTGAGCGCTTTCAGTAATGGGATCGTCAGAAACCCAACAATGTTCGCTTTCGCAAAAGGCGGGGCCGGAATCATGGGCGAGGCTGGCCCGGAGGCAATCATGCCGCTGACCCGCGCGCCGGATGGTTCTCTCGGTGTTCGTGCGGTCGGAGGTGGCGGCGGTCAGTCCGTATCGTCGGCGCCACAGGTTTATATCACTATCGATGGCAACGGCAACACCTCAACGCAAACCTCACCAGGCCTTGAGCAATTTGGTGCCGAAGTCGGGAAATTTGTCGATCAGCGATATAAGCAGAATGTAATGCGTGATATCCGCCCCGGCGGTGACATCTGGAACGCAATGAAAGGAACCCGATAACTATGGCCATCGAAACTTTCACCTGGTGCCCACGAATTAACGCGGTGGCTGATACAAATTTCCGCGTCAGGAAAGCACAGTTTGGTGATGGATATGAGCAGGTTTCAGGGGATGGATTGAACACCAGAACTCAGCAGTGGACGCTTAACTTCACTGGCAACGAAACCTACATTTCTGCCATTAAGTCTTTCCTCGACAGGCATGAAGGAACGAAAGCCTTCCAGTGGAAGCCGCCGCTCGAGCCTTTGGGTCTGTATCGTTGCGAAACGTTTAAACCCACAGGGCTGGGCGCGGGGAAATTCAACCTTGAAGCAACATTCATCCAGGCATTTAAACCATGAGCTTAAACGCAGACTATCAGAAACTTGAATCCGGAAACGACGTTCGCCTGATTGAGGTGGACGGTTCTTCCTTTGGGCTAACGGACGTTCTCCGCTTTCACAATTACAGCATTCCCCACACAGAAGCGGAAATCATCGCCGCTGGTGGGGATGAGTCCAAGCTTCCGGCGAAACCAATCTGGTGGCAGGGAAATGAATATGCCGCCTGGCCATATCAACTGGAAGGTCTGGAGAAATCAACCAGTGGGAGCAATGCAACGCCATCCCTGACGGTTGCGAACATCGAAAGCTCCATTTCAGCCCTGTGTCTTGCGTATGACGATCTGCTGCAGGCGAAAGTCACTATTCACGACACAAAAGAGAAATATCTCGATGCCAGAAATTTCGCAGACGGCAACCCCACAGCAGACCCGACTCAGGAAAAGCTGCAGGTCTGGTATATCGACGGGAAAACGGGCGAGCTTGCCGGTGAAACCGTTGAATTTGTTCTGTCCAGCCCGATGGACCTGCAGGGGCAAATGATCCCGACGCGACAGCTTCATTCCCTGTGTACCTGGTGCATCCGGAATAAATATCGTACCGGCGACGGCTGCGACTATGCCGGAACCCGCTATTTCGACAAAAACAACAACCCGGTGAGCGATCCGTCTCTGGATGAATGCAACGGTACGTTGGCAGCATGTGAGCTACGTTTTGGCAAAGGTAATGAGTTATCGCATGGCGGATTCGTTGGAACGTCGTTGATCAGGAGCTGATATGCGTCAGAAAACCATCGATGCGATTATGGCGCATGCTGCAGCTGAATATCCTCGTGAGTGTTGCGGCGTGGTGGCGCAAAAGAGCCGGGTAGAGAAATATTTTCCATGTCGTAACCTCGCTACCGAGCCGACAGAACATTTTCACCTGTCGCCAGGAGACTATGCCGCTGCTGAGGACTGGGGTACGGTGATCGCCATCGTTCACAGTCATCCTGACGCCACAACGCAACCGAGCGAACTGGATAAAGCGCAATGCGACGCAACGCTGTTACCCTGGCATATTGTGAGTTGGCCCGAGGGAGATTTACGCACTATCCAGCCGCGCGGAGAACTGCCGCTGCTGGAGCGTCCGTTTGTGCTTGGCCACTTCGACTGCTGGGGGCTGGTAATGAGTTATTTCCGGCAAACGCATGGTATCGAGCTCCACGATTATCGGGTGGATTATCCTTGGTGGGAAAACGACTATCCGGACAACTTCTATCAGGATTGCTGGTATGAGTGCGGATTCCGTGAATTCGACGGGCCACCGAAACCTGGCGATATGGTGATCATGCAGGTCCAGGCTGATAAGTGGAACCACGCGGGAATCCTGCTGGAGGGCAATATGTTGCTGCACCACCTGTACGGACATCTGAGCCAGCGCGTGCCGTATGGGGGCTACTGGCAGGAAAGGACGATGAAGATTCTGCGTCACACATCTCTGTGCTAACCTTTACGAAATTTCAAAGGAGCATGAAAATGAAAAAGCTATTTTTGGTGCTAGTTATTGGTTTGGCTGGCTGCTCTGTAAACTCCCTCGAATCCCAAAAGCCTATTCTTTCTGAGCACACTTCAAAGAGTGCAGATCAGGTTAATAGATGCCTGGCCCCTAAATGGGTGGAGCTTCGATCTTCAAGCTCCAGCATACCAACTGAGTCAGGTTACAAAATAACAGCATCAGACGATATTTTCGGGGCCCTTTCAGTGGTGAATATCGATAAATCAGAAGCAGGCGGAAGCGATGTTAAAGTTTACGCCGTCGCAAAAGGATGGAACGATCACTGGGCTACGGCTGCCAGATCATGCCTTTGAAAAGTTAAGAATAAGCTAAGCCACCTTCGGGTGGCTTTTTTTATGGAGAAAGAAAATGTCAGAGGTCATGACCCGAATTGAACTTGGCGGTGTTTTGGGTAAAACCTACGGAAAGGTTCACCATCGATTAATACGCACAACCGCTGAGGCGATCAACTCTCTTACAAAAACTATAAACGGCCTAGAGAAATTCCTGATCACCAGCAAAGCAAGGGGCCTGACTTACGCCGTCTTTAAAGATAAAAAAAATATCGGAAAGGATGATTTTGGTTTTCCGGTAACCGGTGAAGTTATTCGAATTGTCCCGGTTGTAATCGGAAGTAAAAAAGCCGGGGTATTACAGACAATTCTTGGCGCCGTGCTCGTCGTTGTTGGGGTAGCCATTGGTTATTTCTCAGGTGGCACTCTATCAGCGGTGGGGTACGGGGCTGCGAAATTCGGTGCAGCCATGATGCTGGGAGGTGTTGTCCAAATGCTATCTCCTCAACCTGCAGGTCTGGCCAGCAAACAAAGTGCAGATAACCGTGCTTCGTATGCGTTCGGTGGTGTCACAAACACTGCAGCGCAAGGGTACCCGGTACCGCTCCTTTATGGCCGCCGGCGAATCGGCGGGGCGATTATTTCTGCCGGAATTTATGTCGAAGATCAACAGTAAATTAATTAACTTATTAGCTGAGAGGCAGGAGAAAACTATGACTTTAGAAGAGCGCATGAGCATGCTTGAGGCAACCATCGCGAGCCTGCAGGTGGAGATAGCAGAGCTGCATAACCCGGCAATCGTCAATTCCGCCATTCAGAACGCACTACGGCCAGGTGGCGCTATTCATTCGACCATCACCGGTAATGGCTGGAGTTTGCGAGTAAAGGAGGGAAAGATTTCGCAGGGTGATGCAGGGGTTTTCGGTGGAACGGTAACAGCGGCCCCGAATGAGGCCGCTAAAACTCATGAAGAAATATTCAATGAAAAGCTCGATTTAATTATTTCTTTGATGCCACCTCTAAAACTTTAAGGATGCGCGTGAACGCATCAATTGTGTGCGGATCATTACGTGCAGCTGATTCTGGGATTTTTGCTTGCCCTGCCTGATAGTTTTTAGTCAGAGCATCGAGTGCGCCTGGCCGGGCAATGTCCAGTAATTTCACAATGTCCGATAGAATCAGGCCAGTTGCAATTTCATGCGTAAGCAGCTTTTGTTTAAGCTCTGCCACTTCTTTTTCCAGTTCTAACATCGAACCCATTTACTTCTCCTTTTTCCAGAGGTAATCAGCCATTCCACCTGTTATGAGTTCACCAGCGTCCCACCGCTGGCGGGCTGAATCCACAACATAACCAGGTATTTAGATTTGTAACATCCTGATATTCAGACAGTAGCCACCTTTGGGTGGCTTTTTTTATGGGCGCAATATGGCAACAGCAACCGCAATAAAAGGCCGCAAAGGTGGTGGCTCTAAATCCCGCACGCCTACTGAACAGCCTGATGACCTTCAGTCTGTCGCTAAGGCAAAATTATTAATCGCGCTGGGTGAGGGTGAGTTCTCAGGGCAACTGACCGGCAAGGATATTTACCTGGACGGAACGGCCCTGGAGAATGCCGACGGCTCCCAAAACTTTAGCGGCGTGACGTGGGAGTTTCGCGCAGGAACGCAGGCGCAAAAATATATTCAGGGTATCCCCGGTACTGAAAATGAAATCAACGTGGGCTCTGAGGTTTCGAGCATAACGGCCTGGACGCGTACCTTCACCAATACGCAACTTTCAGCCGTTCGCCTGCGCCTGAAATGGCCATCGCTGTTTAAGCAACAGGATAATGGCGATCTGGTTGGGTATTCGATCAATTATGCGATAGACCTGCAGACCGATGGTGGAACGTGGCAAACCGTTTTGAATACTAGTGTGACCGGGAAAACGACGTCGGGTTACGAGCGCAGCCACCGTATTGATTTACCGCAGGCTGGCAGCACCTGGACAATCCGACTGCGTAAGATTACCTCTGACGCTAACAGTGCGAAGATCGGCGACACGATGACGCTGCAAAGCTTCACGGAGGTGATTGATGCCAAGCTGCGCTATCCGAACACCGCGCTGCTGTACATCGAATTCGACTCGAGTCAGTTTAACGGTTCAATACCGCAGATATCCTGTGAGCCTCGCGGGCGCGTGATCCGCGTACCTGATAATTATAATCCCGAGACACGGACCTATAGTGGCACGTGGCAGGGCGCGTTTAAATGGGCCTGGACCGATAACCCGGCGTGGATATTTTACGACCTGGTGATTACCGATCGCTTTGGTCTTGGTAATCGCCTGACTGCGGCCAACATCGATAAATGGACGTTGTACCAGGTATCGCAGTATTGCGATCAGCCGGTACCGGATGGAAAAGGCGGGAACGGTACTGAACCAAGATACATCTGCAACGTTTACGTTCAGGAAAGGAATGATGCCTATACCGTTCTGCGTGATTTTGCGGCCATCTTCCGCGGTATGACGTACTGGGGTGGGGATCAGATTGTGGCGTTGGCTGATATGCCCAGGGATGTGGATTATGCCTACACCCGGGCCAACGTTATTGATGGACGGTTTACCTATTCAAGCAGCACGACAAAAACGCGGTATACCACGGCGCTGGTTTCCTGGTCTGATCCGGATAACGCCTATGCGGATGCGATGGAGCCGGTGTTTGAACAGACACTGGTTACCCGGTACGGATTCAATCAGCTGGAAATGACGGCTATCGGCTGTACGCGTCAGTCAGAGGCGAACCGGAAAGGGCGCTGGGGGATTCTCACCAATAACAAAGATCGTGTTGTGTCGTTTGATGTTGGTCTCGACGGGAATATTCCGCAGCCTGGCTATGTCATCGCTGTGGCTGATGAACTACTCTCAGGTAAAGTCATGGGAGGCCGTATCAGCGCAGTCAATGGCCGCGCCATTACGCTGGACAGGAATGCTGATGCGGCCGCTGGCAGCAGGCTGATCCTCAACCTTCCCTCTGGTGCGTCGCAGAGCCGAACGATACAGGCGGTTAATGGTAAAGTCGTTACAGTCACCACGGTATACAGCGAAACTCCGCAGCCGGAAGCCGTTTGGGTGGTTGAATCCGACGAGCTGTATGCCCAGCAGTATCGTGTTGTCAGCGTCACTGATAACAATGACGGTACCTTCTCAATAGCCGGGGTCTGGAACGATCCTGATAAATACTCCCGTATCGATACGGGGGCCATTATTGATCAGCGGCCGGTGAGTGTTATCCCTCCGGGTAACCAGTCGCCACCGGCTAATATCGTGATTAGCTCGTTCTCTGTTGTTCAGCAGAACATCAGTGTTGAGACCATGCGTGCGAGCTGGGACCAGGCACAGAACGCTATTGCCTACGAAGCACAGTGGCGCCGCAACGACGGGAACTGGGTTAACGTGCCGCGCAGCTCCACCACCTCATTCGACGTTCCGGGGATTTATGCCGGGCGTTATCTGGTCAGGGTACGCGCTATTAACGCAGCTGAGATTTCATCCGGCTGGGGATATTCGGAAGAGGCGACACTGACCGGGAAAGTGGGTAACCCGCCGAAACCTGTCGGATTTGCGACAACGCCGATCAACTGGGGGATTCGCCTGAACTGGGGATTCCCGGCTAACACCGGGGATACGCTGAAAACGGAAATTCAGTACACCGCGAACAGTGATTTCTCGAATCCTCTTTTGCTGTCGGATGTGCCTTATCCGTCTGCCGAATACACCCAACTGGGGCTGAAGGCGGGGCAGGAGTTCTGGTACCGCGCGCAGCTGGTAGACAGAACGGGGAATGAATCAGGCTGGACTGACTGGGTTCGTGGCGAATCCAATGCGAATGCGGATGACTACCTGGGGGATATTGCTGACGATTTCCTGACATCAGCCGATGGCGATCGCCTGACAAGCGACATTGATACCAACCTCGAAGCCGCATTGCAGAACGCGCTGGCCAGCCACGCAACGGCTGAACATCAGTGGGCGCAGTATGGTGAAGTCCGCGCGGATATTCTGGTGGTCAAAACGACCATTGCTGATGTTGATAAAGCGATGGCTGAAATGACCACCCAGGTACAGGCGCAGATTAAAGATGTGACAGCCTCTCTCGAGGACAAACTGACTGCTACTGTCGATGCTTCGGGTGCGACGGCTATTCATACCCTGAAAGCCGGAGTGCGCATCAACGGTATTTTTTACAGTGCCGGGATATCAATTGCGGTACTGGCCGAAGCGGGTAAGCCGGTGGTCACTCGCGTCGGATTTAACGCCAACCAGTTCGTCCTGATGAGTGGCAGCGGTGATACGCAGTATTCACCCTTTGCTGTTGTTAATGGTCAGGTGTTTATCAGTTCTGGCTTCATCCAGGATGGCACTATTATCAATACAAAAATTGGTAATTACATTCAGTCTAACACCTGGGATGGTACCGGTAATGTTGGTTGGCATATCAACAAATCAGGCTATGCGACATTCAATGATGTCACTGTCCGTGGTTCAATTTATGCCAACAACGGTAATTTTGCATTTAACGGCACCAATAACACTGTCGTCATCAACGGAAATGGGCTGACCGTTAATTTGTCTGGTGGTGGACGGGTTGTCGTCGGGAGGTGGTCATAATGCCGGAAGGTATTCTGATTGATTACAACGATGGCCGTCCGGTGATGGCAATTACTGCGGGGCTTCGCGCCCCGAGTTTTTGTACATCCTTCTCGGGCTGGTCATCCCAGTTCATGCAGTACCCTGTCAATACGCCACTCGTTCCTGGCTCACAGGCTATCGTGGTGCCAACCAATCCCATTTACATCTATTCCTTTGCTGAATTTGATGTGGCCATAATGAGCAGCGTCACCCGAAACGGTGATTCAGGGGTGATTATCGGGGCTGAGACAATCGGTGGGAAAAGCATTGTCCCTGACTGGTCAGGCTACGTTATGGAGCTGCTGCCTGCGGCGACGTATAACGAAGGTTTACTGGTTTCAAACTCGACTGACTTTACCGCTATATCCAATCAGGCTGCGCTGATGACCTGCGCTTATTACGGGCGCATTACGGTTAGCGGCAGCGCTGCGCTTCCGGTCAGCGGTATTCCTTTCGGCAAATGGGATAACCCGAATGTGTCGGTGGGGTTTGATGGCACCAGTATCATCGTTCGCGATATTTCCTACACAGGGCGGGACGACGTGGCCGGAACGGCGACGATAGACCTGGTGATATTCAACCAGACCGCACCAGTTGGCGGAGACGGTATTACGATGACCAACGCAGCAGGTCAGGTCACGTTCTCCACGCTGAAACGCCCATTTGTGTATGACCGTCAAATTCAGATCACCGATGCTTTCCAGAATATTGGCGGCGGGTTCTGCCAGATAGTTTATACCGGCGTGCAGGTTCGTATGGATGGCGGTTACGGAAACATACGGACGAAGGGCGTCGTGATGTCCGGTGGTAATGTCAGGTCAGCCTACAACAAAGTCTTTGCTAACCACAACTCCGGTTCATGGGATATGACCAGAAACAGAAATATCACCATGCCCATTCTCATTCTTCCCAATATGTACTGAGGAAAACGTATGTCAGCAGGAACCTTAACCCTGACGAATAACTCTGCTCTGGTATCAGGGACAGGGACTACATTTAGCACTGAACTTTCGGCTGGTGATTTTATTGTTGTTACTGTCGGCGGTGTTCCCTATACGCTCCCGGTTAAATCCGTCAAAAGTGGCACGGCTCTGACGCTGGTCAGTAACTTTACCGGGCCAACACAGGCTGGTGCAGCATGGTCAGCCGTTCCCCGTGTGGCACTGAATATGGTCACCGCTGCAATGGTAGTTCAGAACACTGAAGCGCTTCGCGGTCTGAACTACGACAAACAGAACTGGCAGCAGGTATTCAGCAACTCCGGGAATATCACAGTGAAGCTCCCGGATGGCACTACTTTCACCGGTCCGTCGTGGCTGTTTCTTTCGCAGTCCCTGGCAGGAAAGGTTAATTCTGATGATTCACGCCTGGGAACCGTAAATGGCAAATCAGGGGGGGTTGTTTTAGGAACGGTCAAAGCCGGCTCAACATCTCCGGCAAGTACTCCTCCTGTAGGGGCGATCACAAATTCAGAGTTAATTGGTTCAAGGTTCAGATCTGGCGTATACAGCGGGATTGATTTTTCAATGTATGCACAAGTAGCACAAGGACAAGGAAGTTATGGATACTTACAACTTTCATATGGTGGTTCACCTGCCTACTGGTCATTTGGCCAGGATGGAATAGCCAGAGGTGCTGGCTGGTCTCCGACTTGCGATGAACGACTAAAAGATCTTAATGGCCCCATAGATGACCCACTTGGCAAGATGCGTCAGGTTCGAGGTCAAACATGGATCTGGAAATCTAACGGTTCATTTGGCATCGGTTTTACTGCGCAGGACGTGCAAAAAATATTCCCGAAAGCCGTTGTAAGTGGACAGGATATTGAGCTTGATGATGGCTCAATTGTTGAGGGTGTTCTCTCACCTGACACCTATGGTGTTTCTGCCGCGCTGCACCATGAGGCTATTCTTGCTTTAATGGATAAGATTGTGAAGCTTGAAGAGACAGTTAAAAAATTGTGGGCAGGAGATTGAAAGCCGCAGCCCATCAATAAAAGATGGGCTGTGTCGGTTTACTCATTAACCAGCCACATATCAGCCTCTTCAAACATTTCCTGCACAGTTCGGCTTATCTGTTCCTTCTCATGCTTGCTGGCGTCTGTGTTGATAGCCGGCAGTGTCATCATCGGTTTAACCCGAATATCAGCATCCGGGAAGAACCGGTGAACCCTCTTAGTCAACTCGCCCAGAATGATATCTTTTGAACCGGGCAGACCATCAAAATTCCTTTTGTCATAAACGAGTTCCACGAACATTGCTTATTGCCTCTTTACTGGATGGATATACAGTATTTATACTGTGTTTTTATCCGGTATTCAAGAGAGGGCGTAAACATGGGATTTTGTCAAGGCTCAATTGAAATGTCCGTTATCCAGCTCAATTAAAATGACCACTTTGATCTCTCATTCTCTTTACTGATAGACTTTCCTCCGACTGAAACAACAGGATGATTGAGCCCATGCTTCGATACGAGTTAACGCCGAACAATGCAGGTTTTATACTGTGGGGAGATTCAGAAGCCCTGAATGAATTACATGAACTCATTCATTACATCGTGGATGAAAGCCCACTGATTAAAGTTAAAGACGGATTTATGTTATCCCTTGCCTATGATATTCGTAAAGCACGGGAAGGTAATCGTCGTGTTGAGCAACATCAGTATGATCAACATGATACATATAAGCTTTATGGTGTTGAGCTTTTATGGCCTCTGGTCCTGGTACAGTCCTCAATACTCAGAAACTCAATGGGTTATATTCAGACAGACAAAAACCAGCTGTCTGTCATGTATGCCTTTGAATACCTGATAGAATCAGCATTAACAGAGTCTGAGAGAACAACGTCGAATGATATTATGCTAACAGTAAAATATGCATCAGACTCTGATTTTAATTTCATTGAGGATAATATTGACAGCAGGTGCTGCTATTTTATCAGCCTATCTCCGGAGCAAAGAAAAAAGCAGTTAATCAGTATTGTTCGTTCTTTTCATTCATTATGGGGTAAGTATGCCCGTGAAAAGCAGGACATAAAGATGCTGAACGAAATGAATAATACATCATGGGTCTGGCCGGACAATATCAACTGGTGA